GGGAGGAAGGGAAGGTTAGCATAAATTTTGCTACCAGCAGAAACGGCTAATTTAATCGCCTGAAACCACATGGTTTAATACCAAGTTGCTTTTACAGGTTTTTTGTCAGGACGCATTCTTTTTGTGCCTCTAACGTCAACAACCTGTGATTCCAAAGGATCAGTTGCTTTGATTTCAACGCCACCAGTTTGGTATCCGTCTTTTCCAACGCCTAACTCCTTTGTAATTTTAGGTTCTTTAACTTTTCTGTCCATAGTTTACTCCTTGTTTAGATTTATATCTATTTTTTCTTAAAATTTCTACCGAAATCATGAATTTTACTAGCATCTGCCATCTGTTGTCGTCTAATACTGTTTTCACCTGATAGAATTGTTTTAGCAATAGAGGTTTCAGCTCTTAATTCTGCTAAATCTTCGTTTTGTTCTAATTTTTCTTGTGTGTTTTGTTGGTTCATCATCGCTTTTAGTGTATCTAAGCTAATTCTACCCTCATCATACGCTGCTCTAGCTTCATTTTGCCTTGCTCGAAGGTCAAGTTCTCTAGTTTTTAGTTTAATTAGTGGATCTCCACCAAATTCACTAATAATTTTTTGTTCTTCGTCCATATAATCTTTAGTCATCTCTGCAATCAACACAGCTTTTCTAGCATTCATTGTTTGAGTTAGTTGATTTGCTTGTTGAACGAGGGCTGGATCGTTAGGATTTTGTTGTAAAGCCATTTGAATTTGTCTTGCCTGCATTAATTCTTCTCTAAACTCTAATTGAATTTGTTCTTGAGCCATTAAACTAATTCTTTCTAAGATATTTTTTTGTAATGCACCCATGACCATAGGATTATTTTGCACTGTATTTGATTTCATAAAGTTTAAATGTGAATCAATGTGTGCTTTGTGATCTTGACCAACAAAAGCTTGGAAAGGTTTACCAGCCATTGCTGCAATTTCTTCCATACTTGGATCAAGAGGTTGTGGTTGTTGTGGTGGTGGTAAAATAGAACTAATATTTTTAACTCCTAATGCTTCATACATAGACCTATACGCTTGGTATAGGTTATGTAGTTGAGGATTCGATTGCGCTAATTGGAGTTGCGATTGCGCCATCGAAATTCTTTGTGTTTGAGAAAATATATTTGGATCTGCAACCGGTAGAATATCTATTCTATCGTCAAAATCTTGCATCTTAATATTTCTCGTTGCCCCTGGTACATCGTAAGGATATATCGGAGGTAGATAAGTTTTAAATACGTTTGCTAATAATTTAAATTCTTGTTTTAATCCTACATATAATCTTTTGTGAATAGCCGACATTACCCTCGATCCACGTTCCAATAGTGCAACAGTTGTACCAACGGCTGCTTGTTGGTTCATGTCGCCCACTTGCATATCTGCGATAGCCGCGAAACGTTGGCCAGCGGAAACTACAATACCCATTAACTGAAGTAATGTTGCATCAGGTCCTTTGAAAGGTAAAGTCATAAACTGATCTTTGATATTGCCTCCTGGAGCGTCGACATCTCTAAACTCACCAGGTTGTAATGGTTGTGCATCATCTCTAATTCTTATACCTCTAGATTTAAATCCAGCTGGTAAGTTTGATAAAGTTCCTGCATCTAACAATTGTCTCAAAGCTGCAGTTGCAGTTCTAGTTAAACCACCAATCATGTGGATTAAACCAAAACCATAAAAACCTGTGCCTGGTAAAAATTTAAATTGTACAAAGTAATTTATTTTTTTCATTAACTTATCGCCTTCGGCATAGTTTCTTCTAATTGATAAAATTTTATTATTAGATTCTGCAATTGTTACAATGTATGGAATTTTAATTCCTGTTTCTTCGCCGTCAGGAGATGTGTCTTCATAACCCTCTAGATCTAAATTGACATGCATTTCTAAAAGTGTGTATTGATCTTCTTGACCATCTTTAGAAATACCTTCTAATTCTAATTTTTTATCTTGTAATTGATTTTCAGTAACAGGAGGTTGTCCTAATTCTATGTCTCTATAAAATCCTGCAACCTGTTGTTTTCTTAATTCGTTTTCAGACATCTTGATTACATGCACAATTGCTTCTGCATCATCTAAAGAATTTGCAGAGTATGGCACAATCAAATCATCTGCTGGCACAAATTTGGAAACGGCTCTACCTAAAAGTTCGTCATAGTAAACTTTCTTAAAGGTAGAACCGGAGAGGGGTAGATAGAAAAGCATTTGATCAAACTCTGGTTCATATTCTTTCATCTGATCCATAATTTGATAATTCATAAAATCTTTTACTCTGTGTGCTTGGTCTTGTTTTTCTGGAGTTATCGTTCCCATGATTTGAGTTCTAACAGGACCATCTGCTGGTAATAATTCTTTGTATGCTTGTGCTTGAAATTGTGTGACTGCTTCTGCAAGAACAGGGTGATTAACACCAGATGCACCTCTGAAAGGTTCTGTTCTTCTTTCATATTTAAAACCTAAAAGTTCTAAACCTTCTCGATATGATTGTTCCCAATCACCACGAGATTCTTTATACTCTCTGTATTGTTCAAATAATTTTGTACCTAATGAATCCAAAGCTTGTTCACTTAAAGTCTCTGCAAGATTTATTGAGTGATCTTGTTTAAGAGCTGAATTCATTTCGTTTGGATCAAAAGAAACTTCTGCTCCACCTTGCTCGTCCATTGTTACTTCTACATTTTCTGATGTTTGAACAATATCTTCGTTAGGTGTTTCTACTTCTGTTACTTCTGTTTCTTTAAATTCTGCATCGCTTACTGTTTGATTAGGTAAAGCGTCATCAATTAGTGAGGGTTTATCTACCATGATTATCCTTTTAATTTAAACATTGTTACAAGTCCACCACTTTTCCAACCCCAACCACCATCTTTTCTACCTGAACCTCCAGCTTTTTGAGAACCAGATTTAGCTTGTCTTGAACCACCACCCATTCTCGAAGCTCTTTGTCCTTGTTCTTGTGCACTCATACGTGCTGCTTCTTGTGAATTTAAAAAACCTCTATTTGCAGTGGCTAGTCCTTTTTGTGCTGCAAGATCTGCTGCTGCTCTTTCTTGATCTTTTGCTTTTTGAATTAATGCAAGATCTGCTGCTATGTTTTCTTTTTTATTTACTACACCTTGATAAAAAGATAATCTTTGTAAATCATAATTTGATAACTCGCCTTTGTTTCTTGCTTTCTTTTCATTTAAAGTATCTACGATTTCTTTAGCTTTTTTACTGTAGTTTCCGAATGCAGATCTAACATTTAAACCGAAAGGATCTTTGTTAGCCATGTTAGTATTTGGATCTGTGTATCCCATATAAGATTGTGTTAATATCTGATCACCTAAAGTCATATCATAATATTTATCTGGTAACGCTCCTGCTATCATTCCAGAAATTCCAAATGGTATACCAGAAGTTAGTCTTGTATCTTTAGCGCCTAACATTCCTCTTGATAACATTTCATTAACGGATGCTTGTCTTGGAACTCCTTTTTCATAAAAGAAAGATGCAATCGCTCCTGGATTGTTTAATCTGTTTTGTCGTGTATCAATTGCTTGATTAAAATTTGCAACACGTTGTGATGTAGGAACAGTTGGTAATCCACCTCCACCACCTTGTTGAAACTGATTTATGTTTTGATTTATAATACTTTGAACACCTGTGCCTGTAGATGGTGTGGTAGAAGTTGTAGCTGCCGAAGGAGTTGTAGATTGACCATAACCAAACAACGCCAAGTAATCATTCATGTTCGGAAACTGTTGTTGTAAAACTGAACTACCTTTGTAGGTATTAATATAGTTTGAAAAGTCTATCGCCATTAATAATACGTTCTCTCTGTTCTTGGTAATGTATCTTCTTTTTCATCTTCAGGATGCACTATAAACCCTCCCTGTCTAAAACGCATTACCGCTTGTGTTGTGCTATCCACCAAATCATCATGATCTCCATAAGGAAATGATGCACACTCTTCAATTACCTCTTCAGCGAATTTATCTTCAGTCGCCCAAATAACGCCACTCTCGAATAGCGGAGCGACGGCATTGACCCTCGCATGTTTATCGTTACCTTTTGAGGGAGTGTAATTTATAACAGGTATGCCCATTTTTCGCAACTCATAAGTGAGTGGTAGACCAGAGGCTTTACTCTCCACGATCACCGTTTCTGGATTCCAATATCGATATTGTTCCCAAGCTTCTTTCTTTAAATCGGGAAACTCTAATCGTTCCTTAAATGCATCTAACAATATTAAATTTGCAGGTGAATCTTGGTCTGGGTAAAATACTCCCCAAGTCGTGATCGCACTGTAGTCAGCTGTCTCCTTTTTTAAAAATGCCGTGTCATAACTTTGAATGATATGTTGTAATGGTGGGATATAACCTTTGTCCCAAATCCTCCACCACTCTCGTTTGATTAACGATCCTTCTTCAGCTGTTGGGTTCTGCATCCATTGTGCATTCCATTTACCCACGCTCAACGATGCTTTAACAGATTCTAACTCATCTAGTTTCCAATACTGTGGCACCACAGGTTTACCTGACGGCATGATCGCAGGGAAC